AATGGTGCTTAAATCTACCGTGTCAGATTTTGCAAAAATATCCAACCCGGAAACGAGTTTTAATATACCGGCTTCAGTCCATTGGTCTGGGCTTACCTGAAAATCAAAACTTTCCTTTTCGGAAACCTCATCAGTAACAATGGCAACAATAGCGGTTCCTGTCTTGGTCAATGGGTTATAACTTTGCCCGGCAATCCACCATTTAAAACCACTAAGCGATAATTTCTCATTTACCTGTACTTCTGCAGGCTGTTCAAATATCGCTACGGTTGCAGTTGCGGCTTCTTTTAGATCGTTTTTATTGAGTTGTGCGGTTAGTTCTGCAATAGCAGCCGTTCTGGTGGCAATAGTTTGGCTTGAAATATCAATTGCAAACTGATTCTTATCTATTTCTGATTGTATTTCTTCTTTTGTCATGTTGTTATATTTATAAAGCTGGTATATGTTGTTAAGCTGCCATCAGGAGTGCCAAAAGAACTCGGCAATGGGTTGCTATAACCTATAAATTTATAAACACCGGGCGTTATTATACTTGTATTTACTAATTTAACGTTTGAACCGCCATCTTCCATAAATGCCAGCCAATAATATAAACCCGCTGTGATAGAAACAGATATAGTAAAACTATTTAATCCCGGCGAAATCGCATGGGTTACTGATGCTAATAACGAACCGGGAGTTGCTGAACTATTACTATATACGCCAACTTTCACATTCCCTGAATTAACCCCGCCAATAATGTTTAATGTAATACCTGAACCTGAAGCCTGCGCTAAATGAGCAAAAGCATAACAATAATCTGCCAGAGGGTCAACCCCTGAGCCAAATGAACCTGTATTGCCGACCAATACTGTTGTTGCAGGTGGGCAGCTATAACTCAAATCCAAATCAACCGCAGCCGGGAAATTGCCTTGTGAAACACCGTTTATTTTTAGATCGACGTCTGCTAAGTCTAATTCTGATCCTGAAACCCAATCCTGTTCAAAGCTATCGTCAGAGTTTTTGACTGTCTGCCATCCATTATTTGGGCAATCATAGGGTACATCTAAATCAATTGCGGCGGGAAAAACGCCCTGAGAAATACCATTTATATTAACGATAATATTTTGTAATGAAATATTTACAGCGGCCGGAAGGTTTACGTTGAAAGTATTATCAGAGTTATGGAGATTTATATCCAGTAAGTCCAATTCCGCACCACTTACCCATGTCCTTGTAAATGTGCCATTGCTGTTTTTAACAAGCGTCCACCCGCCACCACCTCCGCTACACGCAGGCGTTGTATAATTTGTATTTGAAGGGATTGTATGTGAGTTCCCATTGCCATCAATAATAATGACATCAGGCAAAATATGCGAGCTGCCGCTTTCATAAGTCACATTAAACGATCCATCAGAATTTTGCACTACAACAGGGTTGCACTGCATCCCTGAAGGCGTTGGCGTTATTGTTGAAGGCACGGCGCAAAGGTCAGCTGCAAAAAATATCCTTACCGTGATGTCAACCTTCCACCCGGCCATAGAATCGGTCCCTGAATCAATGAAATGCGTAAATTTTGCAGTTGGTGAAACAATGAAAGACTCTGCATTGTCATTTGCATTCAGTTGCGCCCAAATATCCAAAGCTACCTGTTGCTGGTCTGATAGTATTTCCTGCTCGTTGCTCCTGTCCTCATAAACAATATCGGCAAATATCAATGAATATTGTGTTGTTGCCTCTTTTACGGTTGTCGAAAAGTCCTGCGGCACGCACCATAACAAGGGGTAAACCTCTGGGTCTGAGGCTGAAATTTCCCATATTTCGCCCGTGCCAAAAGTCTTTATCTGCTTATGGGCATCCGCCAAAAGCCTCAAATAGTCAATAAATTGGTTAAGGCTGAACATTTTGTTTTTGTTGCTCCAGGTACTTCCTTAAATTTTCTTCCCTTGTATTTTTTCTGTTTTCAAGCCTTTTTTCTGTGGCTTTTTTAGTTTTAACTGTTTTCTTTTCCATATATTTTTAACCGTTAATATTCTGCATCTGGGTCGTAACCGTCAGGGCAATAACCATTCCCCTGGTAAATGAACCAATAGGGCAGTTTCCTATCGCCCCATGTATTGCCCGTAAATATGCCAGTATCGTAGTTCGTACCTCGGGGGTGTATTGCCTCGATTGGCGATGCGCTTACCTGCCTATATTTTGGGAAGGCCGTAGGGTTTGCCCTTAAATGTTTTGTGGCACGCTCACTATAATATTCTGCTTTGATCTTAAACTCCTCACGCAATGCAACCAAATCGGGCCGTTGAAGTGCCTGTGTATTGTCTGCCGTGCGTTGCAAAACCGCTTTGTTTGTCATTCGGTACGTCATTGGATAGACAGCTTCGTACATCGTCCACCATGTAAGGGCGGGCTGCAAATATTTGTTTATCAATTCCTGGTAATCGCTTGAAATCGTGCCTGAGCCTAAATTGTAATTATTGACCTCCCCCATCATGTCGTCCCATAGGTTATCGCCTGTCAAGGGTTCAATGTGCATTTCCTGAGCGGTCAAAATGCACTGGGTAATTATCAAATCGTCCGCGTTCTTGTCTATAAAAGAATGGTCTTTTAGATAATCGGTAGTAAAAAGCAGGTTTGGGTTGAATGCTGCCATGTTATACTTCCCTCCTTATTATTTTTTGGAACCAATCATGCCTACAGTAAGGCGTTGTTATATCCGTTTCGGGGTTATGGTAAAAGCCGCCCCTGTACAACCAAGCCGAATAGCCCACCTCGTCAGAAATCATCTGTATTTCCTGGCGTGTATATGCCCTACCCAATTCTATCAGTTGTTTGCAGAAATCACGGGTTCCTGGTATAACTGATTCACCAAGCCCCGGCATTACCTCATAAGTATATCTCGCCTCGATGATTACCTGCGTACTACCACCGTTCACATAGCCCCGGCCTGCGCTTGTGAGCTTGTTGTTGCCACCGATATAGCCCTCGGCCGTCAGTTGCCCCAAAGTTGCGGTTACCTGCTCGACCGGGATGTTTGTTTCGGCTGCAATATCTTCGGCACTCGCACCGGGGTTGGCCTTAAGGTGTTTCAATATTGCGGCCGCCATCGTGGAAACAGAGCCTTTCAATACTGAATCGAAATACATCTTTTCAGGCATCGGCTCAAAACTTTCATCAGATAAAAAGCGTACCTGACGTGATTTGAGTACGTTCAAATCTTTAATCGGCAGGCCGTGTTTTGCAAAGCATGAAATAAGCTTTTCATTGCTTTCTTTTGAAAACTGCACCGAGCTGAGTTTTACCGCAGGCTCTGTGACCGTTACCGCAGGAGGCAAAATATCACTTACCCCTTTAATGTTCAAAGGTCGCAGGCCACCGTTCTCCCTTACCTCATCTTTTGTCATTGCCGTTGCCATGATGTTTCCCGGCAGTTCCCATTTCAAAGGTTCGGTAGGCTGTATCTTCAAAGGTTTGCCCGGCACTTTATAGCCATTGTTGAGCAATTGGTTGAAAAACCTGCATATTACCTGCTGTTTATGGTTTATGTACGTGTTCTGAAAAAGTTCCGATGCCTCCCTGAGTTCATCCCTTCCGCCCAATTGCCCCGGTGTTTTGACCCCAAAAAGCACGCCTGACGTTATTTTGTGGCCAGTGAATATCTCTGATTGTACCGATTCGTTTAATGCAATAAGCCTTTTGTTAAGGTCTGGTATGTTCAAAGCCTGCAAAGTGGGCGCATTCTGCACGTTGTCGTCATAGGTTATCACTATCTCCCCTGCGTTGTCAGTACCAGTGAACTTGCGTTTATATTGGTTTTCAATGACGTATTTTTCCTCTGTGGAAGGCTCGCCATTGTGCAATGAAATCATGAAAGAAGCCGCAAAGCCCCGTTTCACGTTATTGAGTTGATAATTCGCTATCTCATAATCAAGTTCGATGTAAGGTATGCACCCGATATAGTCAGGCATGGGATACACGTCCGCCACTGGCCTGTATTCCTTGAAATATATTATCTGGCTTTTTTCGGTTGCCGCTTTTGAAGGGTCAAAGACATTGAAGCCCCTAAACATTGTTTTTTCAGTCGTCTGCCTGAATGCGCTCCAATCATCAGAGTAATAGAAATCAAAAACCGTGTCGTCCCCCTTTTTTTGCCTGAAGTTCTGGCCCGCAAATTTCCCCGCCCTTATGCGCGAGAAATCAATATGGTAAAGTGATGCGATATTTGTCCCCAACCTTTCATAAACTACCTGTAAAGCAAAGCCTCCAAAAAGTTCAAAGTCTAAGGCAACCTTTTCGAGCAGGTCGTTTGCCGATTCGCCGGGGTTTATCTGCGAAATGAATTTTGTAAGTACGGGATTGTCCGCAGAACCGCCTCCAAGCTCGTCCTCGTCAATATAAAACCCTTTGCCGACTACATATTCTTTTTTACCAGTGATAAGCGCGTTGTGCTTTGCCGACCTGGTAAAAAGCTTGATGAGGTATTCAGGATACAGGTTGTTGGCGCCGTAATAAACATAAGGCTTCCCCCGGACAATTTCAAATGTTGGAACTTTATGCTCTGAAAATTTCAGGATTGACATAAAGCGCATTGCTTTCTCTTCCCTGCTGCTATCGGTTTCCTCAGTTGACATAGGCCGTGTTTGTTTTAGGTTGCAGGTCGTATATCGCAGGTGCTACCGTGCTTGCGGCATGTACCTCGCATTTGCCCGTTTCCACTATTGAAATCGCATTTGCAGGGTCAAGGTTTGTTGGTGAGCTTTGCTGATAGACATTGTAAACATATTGCCCAGGCACGCTTAACTGCACCTCTGAATTTGTCAACACGGGGTTGGCTTTTTCTGTAATGTCAAATTCATTGAACCTATACGGGAAGCCCGAAAGGTCAGTCCCGGTGCAATAATACTTCGATTTTGTCTGTTCTGAAACAAACTCCACCAAAAAATATACATTGCCTACAATCGTAACGTTTTCCGTTGCCGTAAAAACCACTTTATTAGTTTGCCCCTGTGTAATGTGTATCATCTTGCTTTTTAACAAAATTGCCCCGATATAACACCGGGGCAACTCTATAAATATATGGTCAAAAAATAGTTCCTCTCTCTCTTAGGCCACCAATGCATCAAGTTGCGCCTGTGTCATCGTCACCTCAATGGCCGGGTACTCTTCCATGCCCTTTAGTTTAAGTTTATAGCCGTTGAAATCGCCCATCTTCGTTCCCGTCCCCGATTCGCTCGGCTGTACATCAAGGCCGTTGTTGTACCCCAAAAACCAGAACTTGCCGTTCCTATCCTCTGCGATAATCTGCAGCCTGTTCTGGCAAAGCAGGTATATTTCGTTCCTCCAATTCGTAATCAGTTTACGTATCTGGATGTCACATTCCTGCTCTGAGTACAATGTACCGTTTGGTGTGCTTGGCATTGGCTTGTCGGTAAAGCTGACGGTCTCTTTCACCATTTCATACTTGCGGAAATGCGTGGAGCCTGCCAAAGTAATCGAAGTGATCGGGTTGGTCGGGTTTGCCGACATTATCATGCCAGAACCCAAATTCGTAGCTGTCACGTTCCCATACTCAATCAGGTAATACCTTACAACGCCGCCCCGGTTATCGGCACAGTCCAAAGCATAACTCTGGGTGGTTGCACAACTCATTTTAAAGTCTCCTTTTGTTTTTTATTGTATTTATTTACCGTACTGGATTATCTCTTTAGGAAAAGCGAACTGCGTGCCGAACTTGAATTCGTCAACAAAACGGATTTCCATAGCTTCCTTTGCATAGAAGATTTCAAATTTTTCCTCTTCATGCTCCATGTCGGTCCCTACGAAGAAGTTTGAAAGCCTGCCGCCTATCATGCGCTGAACCGTAGTACTTTGCGCTGAACCCGTTGGCACGTTTGCCAAGTCCAAACCATGAACCGCAATAAGTTTTATATTGGTCCCCGGTATGATGTACTCGCCGCTTGTCCAAGCGTTGCCTGGGTCAAAATGATACATGTTGGCAGTCGTAAAGGCTGTCACCGCTATACGGAAAACATCCCAGCCGACAAATATGACAAAATCACGCTTGCCCAAAAGGATTGAAGGGATGTTGCCAGCCATTTCATTCAGTTTGGCAACAATGTTCGAAGCTGTCAGCGCAACCGTATTCGCAGCAGTCGCAGAAACAACACCCGAAGCAGCATCAATCAGCTTCAACTGCCCGTCAAACTTGTTATAGTTTGTATTGGAGGCCCCCGTGAGCGTGGTATCGCCCATCCAAATACCGACTTCCAAAGCCTGGGCTATCTGCTCGGTCTTTAGGGCCGTATAGGTTTCCTCAAATGCCATTACCTCCTGCATTGAGCCCCGTGGCAGCTGTGTTTGCAGGTAGTAGCCTTCCAATGTCTTTTGGCAAAGTGCCTCATGGATTTTGATAGGCTTCACGGTCAGCGTCCTCTGGGTAAAAGAAGTCGTGCCGGAACCTGTGAAACTACAAGTGCCTCCCGTTTGGAAAAGCACGTCAGAATCCATGATGTTAAGCGTATCGGCACTTTTTATGCCCTGCTGCATCGTGAAAAGGCTCTGCGTCTTAGCGTCAAACATTGACTTATATAAGAGCGGGAACTTTTGTTGGTTGGTATATGCGGATAAACCGCTAACATCAAATGCCATTTTATTATTTTTTTATGCGGTTTTACGTAATTTCATTGCGTGGTCGGCATATTTTGCCCATTTGTCGATTTCGCCCCCTGCCACGTTCTCAACTTTGGTGGCTGGCTTGTCACCTTCCTGTTTTGCCATTTCGGTCACCATTTCAAGCAATTCCTTGTTTTTGGTTTCCTGCTCTGAGAATTTGGACTTTAAGCCATTATTTTCAGTTTTTAGTGCATCATTGGCGGTTTTCAGTTCACCAAATGAGGTTTTTAATTCCGAATGTTCGGTTTTGAACTCTGCGAACGAAGCCTTTAACGCTTCAAATTCTGTTTTTTCTTCTGTTGTCATTTCAGTATTATTATCATTATTTGGTAATTGCAAATCCATACAGACGGCACCTGTCACGCTTGCGATATGTCCGTCCTCCAATTCATACTCGCCATCGGGTGCAGGTGTCGTACCGTCCATAGTCTTCACGTGTACGGGGTTGCCCTTTGCCATTACTGGCGAGGCTACCAATGTAGAGCCGTCTTTTGTGATATATTCGGTAGAAGTCGCCGAATGTGCCTTTGGCGTAAGTGCCAAAACCAGTTTATCGAGTGCTTCCTTGAATTTAACTTTGTCCATACTTATATAAAATGTAGGGATGCCACGTTAACTAAAAATTTCCAAAAGTTGCTTTGCCATGTCCAAAACGAGCTCTTCTTCTTCGCTCATATCAGGTTCTTCATACACAAAAAAGCCCTCTATTGAGAAGCCTTTGAACTCACCCGTCTTTATAAAATCGTTCCAAACCTTGTCATTGTTAACCTTGTAGCTCCCAAACCATGAGCCGTCCGGCATCGTTTCAAATCCTGCAGGCGTGTTTATGCCTTTAGAGGAATCGATGATGAAGCTCTCGAACATGAAAATGTCTTTTGGCTGCAAATTGTCCTCGTGCATCAGGTTTACGGCACTCATCAAACCCTTCTCGAAAAAATTCAGAACGGAGTCTTTTATCGTTTCCGCATCGAAATAGACATAATGTTCGCCGTGATCGGGGTCATTCCTGAAAATAAGGAGGTCGGAAATCATCAATGGCCCTGAAATAATACGCTTTTCGCTGTTGGTTGCCTTGAAATGGTACTTTTTTTGTGCCGCAAAAGCCAAAAAATTCTCCTGTATCGCAGGTTTGTCAACAAGTGCCACGAAGTCGATGCCACCGTTTTTTAGCCCCAGTTTCCAGATTTTGAGTTTATCAGCCATATATTTATTAGACAAACAGGGGATGCCACGTTTTATTGACAAAATCCCCACTTTCCCTTTATTATATGGCAAAGATTAAACTCAACCTCCCAAAGTCATGGGCAGATGTCACAATAAAGCAGTACTGCATCATCAAGGAAATCGAGGCGGACGACAACCTTGACAGGATAAACAAGGACATTGATACCATTTGCCTTTTGACCGGTATAACCTACCAACAGGCTTTAGCATTGACAATGAAGCGGAAACATGACGCTTTGAAGTCTTTGGCTTTCCTTAACAGCTTTGATTCCATCCCAAAAAAGATAAACAATTATTTTTTCTGCAAAGGGAAACTTTATAGGCTTGAACTTAACATGGCAAACATCACATGGGGCCAGTACACAGATTTAATGACTTTCTTAAAAGACCCTGAAAAATCGGTTGACAACATACATAATATATTTGCGGTGTTGGCGCAACCTTTGAAATTTGGGATTTGGAAAAGGGAATATGACGGCGAAAAGCACAGCGAACTGGCAAAGGTGTTTTTTGAAAACCTGACGATTGCACAAACCTATCCGATACTGGTTTTTTTTTGCAGTCTCTCGGACAATTTAATAACCAATTTGCTGGGCTATTTGAAAGAAAAGACAGAGATGATGAAAGCGAGCCTGATGACAAAACAAGCTACCAGTCAAATTATGGCTGGCTGATTGCCGTTGATGCGTTAGCAGGTGAGGATGGTACGAAATGGGAATATTTTATGAATATGAAAGCGAAGGAATTTTTGAACAGGCTCACATTTTTGAAAGCCAAGAATGAAAATAAGGCTGCTGAAATGGAAAGGATAAACAGATAAAATAATGGCATTAGGCATACCAATTTCAGAGATACCCGTACAGGAGCAATATACGGGCGTTAACAAAGTCCTTGACGATTGGGGGCAAAGGATAACGGCTGCGATAAAGAACGCTTTGCCGAGGAATAAGGACGTATCGGGGCAATTACGCAATTCAATCAGCTTTACCTTTACAAAATTCGGGATGCCTATCACTTTTCAGGTTATAATCGATGCGACTGATGTGAACGGGGTATATTATTGGGATTATGTAAATTCAGGGATTGGATTGGCTGCGGGGCATTCACAGGGCAAACCGCCACCCTGGAATGTAGTAAGGAGTTGGATAATAAATAAGCAGTTGACCTTAGACCAACACCCCAGATTACACGGCTCGATGCCAAAAAAAGGCATGAAAGTAAGGTTTTCAAACAAAAAAAGCCTTATTTCAGACAACGAAAGGGCTTTAAGAACCGCTACATTTTTTATAAGGCGAAAAATTGGGAGATATGGCATAGCCCCGACCCCGTTCGTTTCAGATACCATAACCGATGCCGAAATACAATTGCTGCAAACCGAACTTTCGGCAGCCTTTAAACAGGACATTATCGTGAACATCAATAAATCATTTGGTATCGCATGAGTTTATCAGTAACACAGTTTCCAATGAACAATACATCAACCATGGAAAAGTTGATGTCACCTGCTTATAACGAGGTTATCTATGTCGTACATGAATCTGCGTCCGGCACATTGGCAAGCCCGAACTTTAAATATATCTGTAAAATATACGATTCGGCAAATACGACATTGTTGGCGACAATAAAGCATTTCCCATTGGCAGACGGATATTGTGTTTTCGACCTGCACAGGATATTGGAAAACTTTTTGAGTTATGATATTTTGTATAACGATACCGGGTTTTTAAGGAATACAAATTCACATTTCGATTATAAGGTAAGGTTTGGAGAAGAATATGGTTCGCCACCTGTTGAAACCATGCTTTTGAACGACAATGTTACCAAAGGTGTTTTAAACCAGGTTTATGATTTCCCGGACTTTGCAAACTTCCTTGTTACACACCATAATTCGATAAATTTCAATGGTGGACATTGGCTGTCAAATGCCCCTTTGACAAGGGATATAAGGACAACAGAGCAGGCATGGCTATATGTGGCACAATGTACGAACATTATACCTGACCAGGCAATAAATTATTTACAGGTTATTTCTTATAACACAAATGGAGGCACAACAACTAACACCATTGCCAATAGCTTTATATCTGGTTCAACTTCTGCAAATTGTTTTTTAAGGGTTGCCGTTGGTTTCTATGATTTACAGGCATTGGGATATGTTGGTGCAAATACAGAATATTACACAGTCCAGGCATTAGGCGCAAACTTTGGCGGCTCTCCCGGTCTATTTGGCGATATTTATACATTCAACGTCATACGCTGTGACCCAAAATATCAACTTTGGAGGTTGCATTTCCTTAACAAATTGGGAGGTTTCGATTCGTTCACGTTCTCAAAAGTATCACACCAAACAGGGGAAATCGAGAGGCAAATGTATAAACAGGTGTACGGAACTGAAAGTGGCGGGGCGTGGTCTTACCAACAATCAGATAGGCAAATGACGCAATTTGATACTAAGGCGCAAACAAAATACAGCCTTCAAAGCGACTGGGTAAGCGATGCGCAATACCAATGGTTAAAAGAACTATTGACAAGCCCTGTAGTATTTTATCAATCAACAGGCGGTGCTAAGTTTATCGCTGTCAATATCGAAACATCTTCTTATGAGATTAAGAAAAAGATAAATGAGAAGGTTATAAACCTGCAAATTGAGATTAGTTTAAGTTATGACGAATACAGGCAAAGAGGATAATTATGGCAGATACCACAGTAGCGTTAGATTTAACGATTGATAGTAATGCAGAGCAAGTCCTGAATAAAGGAACGGAGGCTTATAGGCAATTCCGGGAGGAAACAAGGAAAGGGTTAGGCGACCTTTTGAACCTCAAAAAAGGAACTGAAGAATATAATATTGCCTTATCCAAACTTGCAAGCCATAAGGCCGAATTTCAAGAACTGCAAAAACAGTTAGCCGCTGTAAATCCTAACCGACTGGCCGGGAATTTCGCAGAGTTTGCCCAACGTGCCACAAATGCGCTACAAGGTTTAGGCGGCGCGGCTACATTGGTAGCGGGCGGCAATGAAAAAATGATTGAGACATTTGTCAAAACTCAGGCACTTGTACAGGTGTTGAATAGTTTAGCCGACTTGCAAAAATTAAAATTAGAGGCAAATGCTATTTGGCTTAACATCGTTACCGTTGCTCAAAAAGCGTGGAATGCTGCTATAAATGCGTGGCCTGTTTCGTTATTAATTGCAGGCATAACAGCTATTATTGCAGCCGTTGAAATATGGAATGGGAAACAGGAAAGTATAATTGCAGAACAGGAAAAGATAATTGAGAACCTTAAAAAAACAAGGGAACTATATAATGCCAGTTCTGATGCAATTAAAGGCCATTTGCAGAACGAGCTTGATTTGCTTATTGCCCAAAATGCTGAATATGACAAAATAGAAAAGGCCAAAAAAAGGGTTTTGGATGCCGAAACTGACAAGGTTAAGTTTGATCTTGAAAACCAAAGGAGGCAAAATACAGCGTTGCAAAAAGAAGCCGATGCGCACAAAAAAGAAACACATTACTGGAGGGACATATTAGGATATGCCAAAAATTTTGTAACGCTCGGTGCGAATGTTACGGACAATTATACAAAAAATATTGAAGAACAAAAACAATTCAACGATGCAGTAGAAGAAGGAAATACAAAGGCGTTAGCCTTACAAAACACTTTGGAAAAATTAACAATAGTTGATCCCACAAAAGCAAGTGAAGAAAAGGCAAAGGCTGAAAGGGAAGCCATGAACAAAATTCAACGTGTACGGGATGAAAGCCTAAAAGAATCCCGGACAAAACAGTTGAGATTATTAAGCGACCAACATAAAGAGGATTTGGAGGGGTTGGACAAAAAAGGTATTGAGTACAATGCTTTAAAACTCGCTTATGACAATAAATATTATATCGAACGTAAAAGGCTTTTTGATAAATTCAAACAACAAGACCAGGATACGAGGGATGAGTATGAGCGAACCAAATTAGAAGATTTAGACAAGGCCAATACTGCGCTAATCGCCTATTATGATAAAGAAACGGCAAAAAACCTTAAAAATGCCATAGATGGCGGCGATTTAGAAATATTGCAGCTTCAAAAAAACCATGCCAAAAAGAGGGATATTATTGAGGCTGAATATAGAAGGGATATTGTTGCCGCTAATGAAAATGCAGTTGCCATTGAACAGGCCAATAAAAAGAAAAATGATGCTTTACTTGCCAACGACCAAGAAACGGCAAATGTAAGAGTTCAAATTGCGACCAATATTGGAAACGCTTTGGTAGGCATAGGGCAATTATTGCTGAAAGAAGGAGAAAAACAGACTGACGGCACAAAAGCCCTTGCATTGATTCAATTAGGGATAAATGAAGCGGTTGCAATAGGAAACGTAGTCGCAAATGCTACAAATCCATTAAGCCCAATGAATGTCGCTACTGGCGGAATCGCCGCAATTGCTAATATAGCGGCGGGTGTGGCGAGTGTTGTGGCTACCTTTGTACAGGCAAAATCAATCTTGGATGGTGGTTCTGATGGATCATCAACGTCAACAGGTTCCCCTTCCTTTTCAGCAGGCACAACAACTGCACCGAGTTTTTCATCTACCCAATTTGGAGATACGCCGAAAAGAAATAAGAACGGGAATACTGATTACGGCTACGATGCCATGAGTAAAATTTATATCACACAGACTGACCTTAACCAGAGCCAACAACTTGCCTATATCCAAAATGCACGTAGGAGGATAAAATAATGACTGAAATATACCTACGTCCGCACCAGATCAACGGTTCTGGAAACATCGTGACAGGCAATTACACCCTAATTGATACAAGTGCGGACATTCCTTTGCCAAATACCTATCAGATTATTGATTTGACAAGCTTAGGAGGTGGCCCCGGTGAACGTATGGGCGGCGGTTCACAGACCTTGAAACTCCCAGGCACAAAGAACAACAATACGATTTTTGGTTTCATCTTTGAAATTGACATTGCAGATTGCATTTATGACACACGGTTGAAAGCCGATTGCATTGTTCTGCAGGACAAAATTCAGGTGGCCGCAGGTATTTTGCAGCTTCAAACTATTGAAACGGTTGATGTAGAGCCTTTGATTTGGTACAATTGTCAATTGACGTTCGGATATACGAGTTTTATCAGTGCCATGACAGGCGATGCAGGTGGGGCAAACCCTGACTTTTTATTGTCGGACATGGATTGGAGCGACTTAGACCATGATTTGACGCATGATGTTGTTTCCGATAGTTGGACGGCTGCAAAAGGTGGTATCGGCTACGGTGGCAATGGGTTTGTTTATCCCATGATTGACTACGGGGAAACAGACCTTAACGCATGGTGGGTGCAAACTTTTTACCCTGCTTTGTATGTACAGGAAATTATTGACAGGATATTCGCTTTTACAGGATTCACGTATCAATCCAACTTTTTTGGAAGTGATTTCTTTGCAAGTTTGATTATCCCTTTTACAAATGGGCAATTACTATATTCGCAATCTGAAATAATTAGCCGGGAGTTTAAAGCTGTACAAGCAACGGCAAGTACAAACGTGCCGGCTGCAACTTTGGTAAAAATCCCTTTTGACGGCACAATAACGGACGGCGGAACCAATTGGGATTCAATTTTACATGCATGGTATGTGCCTACCGATAAAGGGGGTGAATATTCAATTTCATTGACTGCCTATATTTCCGCAAGTGCAGGGGCAAATGGTTTAATAGTTATCTATAAAAATGGCACACTTTTAATAGACCAGATACAATTTCAGGGTGGCGGTGGCGGGTTCTCAAATTTACCGATAAGTTTAACATGGACATCCGATAAATTAGGCGTGCCGACTGTTTCAACAAATGGATATAATGTTACTCAGCTATATACCAACGGAACTATAATATATCCGGGCGATTATTTTGAATTTTTTGTCTATAACTTAAACGGTACAATATCATTCAAAAGTGGTTGTTTTGTACAGACAACCGCAATAAATGATGGGGTTGCAGAGGGCAATTTGGTTACTATTGCAGACGCTTTGCCTCAAAATATTTTAATGAAAGATTTTTTTATTTCAATAGTTAAAATGTTTAATCTGTATGTAGATGTAGATATTAACAACCCATATAATTTAATAATAGAACCACGTGCCGATTTCTATGGGCAGGGTGTGGCAATTGATTGGACTTCCCGGCTGGCAAAGGACAAAGAGATAATTTCAACACCTATGGGCATGGTCAATGCCAAAAATTATCTGTTCACTTATAGTTCTGATTCTGATTACTGGAATGATTTTTATTCGAGCCTTTACTATACGCTTGACCATAACGAAATTTACGGGGAAAGGCAAATAGGCACAACAAATGATTTCCAAACTTCCAACCTAAAAACAGATGTAATATTCGCCCCAACGCCTTTGGTAAAATATGGGCCGATTGGACAAACTTATATTATTTCCCCTTCAAATCAAAAAGTATTATCTACGATCCATAATGTAAACAGTAAAGATGATGCAACTGGGGCTAATTCGTGGGGTGGTTCGTCAAGGGGTGTGCCTTTCAGCAATGCAACAATAAGGATTTTGTACTATGCAGGCATGATTGATACGGTGGCAGGTAGTGGTGTGCATGCATTTGATTACATGAATAAGGACACAATGGGCATAAGGCAGTCATACAACCAATACCCATACGCCGGGCATTTTGACGACCCTATAAACCCGACCATTGATTTAAATTTCGGGCTTGTTTCTCAATTGTTCTATTTGGCGACTGGCCAGAAAATGACCAACAACAACCTTTATAATCAATACTATTCTGCTTTCATAAATGAGATTACCGATGTTGATAGCAAGGTTGTGGAAATGTGGCTAAAGTTGACCGTTGCCGATATTAACCAGTTGGATTTTAGAAATACATTTTTGATTGACAAAACCTATTATAAGTTGCTTGAAATTACTGATTACGACATGAGTTGTTATCAGTTGACAAAATGCAAGTTCTTAAAATCAAGCACAATCCCGGCCAATGCCATTGTTTACAATATTGACAGCAGGGGAGGTCGCAGCGCAATAGGTTCAAGTGGTGAACGGTTGCCTATTTTGGTAGGCACACGGAAAGAACCGGGACATATTAAAAAGGATGCCATTAATGATTTGGGCGGGGCGGGGAATAATATAGGCGAGGGGACTACCAATGTAATGACTTTGGGAGACAATAACAAAGTCCGTTCAGGTACTGGCATGGTGGCCATAATCGGTGGGAAAAACAATGACGTAAAGTATAGCAACATTACTTTAATAAATTCCCAGAACCTCGGCTCAGGTCAAATAGCATCTGATGACATGACATTTATCAGGAATGTAGATTTTGCCAATATTTCAAGCCCCGGCATATTGGTTTCAACAGGTTCTGCTTTGCGGCCAGCCGTTGCATCCGATTTTACAACAGTAAATGCACATACGATTTTTACACCGGGGGAAGGCGGCTCGCTTACCTTGTCAGTCAACCAGGACAATATAATAAGCCCGGCAGCTCCATTACTTGCACTTACCGTTACTTTACCACCTGCGCCAAACAATAATGACTTTGTAAACATTAAATTTGCAAAAAGCGTAGCTACAGTAACCTATACAGGCGGTACGGTTTCGGACGCTTTGGTTAGCCCGGCAACAGGTGGATTTTCGAGATTGGTTTTTGATTCGGGAACTGGAACGTGGTATTAATGAAGGTCGTAAGAAGCAGTCTGCTCTCCATTACCGTTTGCAATTGAAGAAATCATATCAGGCGGCATTTTACCGTTTGCAATGGCAACAGAAACCTTTGAATTATCACTTGCATTGCAACTTATCGAAATATGTCCGGGCAAAAAATCACTTTCATACATGAATTGTGTATTGGCATTTTTTGGTGTTGCCTTGAAAGAAACAACTTTCAAATCTGCATCTGTATAAGTGATGTACAATTCTTTGTAGCTGCTTCCATTGGCGTTAAGCTGCAAATGCGTCCTTTTTGGTTCAACAGGTTTCACACACCCTGCCAAAAGCAAAAGTAAGAATAAGTATTTCATAAAGGGATTTACAAATATTAAAGTACAAAAGTTCTATAATATAAAAAAAGCCCCTGATTTGGTGATATACTGCAAGGTGGCCACCTGTACCAATTGTGCAACATCAGAGGCTTAGATGTTAATTAAGTTCAAAGATAACAAAAAAAGCCATGAATTGCCCTGCATGCGTGGGTTTCATGGCTTTGAATCAAATAGAACTTAATAGAAACTATGAGATTTTTTCTCCTGGCTTTTCGCCAATCATTATTTCAAAAGACTTTACAGCAATGCAAGCCATTTTAAAACCATTTTCAATTAATTGATATTCTCTTGAATTGGGCTCTACTTCATATTTTTGTTTTGTTGAAAACCACGTTTCCCATTCTGAAATAGTTTTTTCTTTACAACCGATTCCTATTTTATCTTCAAAAGGAAAAATTTTATAATACCATTTGCCAAATAAATAGAGGTATGCTCCCGTGAGGTCTGCTCCCGTGAGGTCTGCTCCCGTGAGGTCTGCTCCCGTGAGGTATGCTCCCCTGAGGTATGCTCCCGTGAGGTCTGCTCCCGTGAGGTCTGCTCCCGTGAGGTATGCTTCCGTGAGGTATGCTCCCGTGAGGTCTGCTCCCGTGAGTTTTGCTT